GAAATAAGTTTTCTTGCTTGTAACAATAATCTTCTAACATTTAATCTATTCAAAGCCGAGTCAGCAACTTGTAAAGTTTTGTTACCCCAAATTACAGTTCCCACATCCGAGAATGTTGCGATAGGATTTATTCTTCCCTGATATAAGGTATCTCTATCCTCCTGAGTTAATTTTACACGCGCTTTTATTGAATTAACCAAACCTCTGGTATAACCAGCCGAAGCAAACCACGGGAATGCAATATTATCGGTTAATGCTAAGTTTCTACAAACTTCACCTGTTGGTGGAAGATATATTTGTGTATTATTTACAGTATCTCTTACCAAAATCCAAGGATAATAAGTTGCTGTATAGTTTGAATCTATTCCAGTATTATCAAGATTATCAACCGCTTCTTGCGGATAAATAATATTATATTGACTAGTTCCGTCAGGTGTGTACATCAAATAATCCGGCGTTGTTGCAATATAGACTGAATCAGCTCTTTGGTATTGTATCATGTCAATTGCGGATTCAATCAACCCTTGATTATTAACATAATCAATTGCTGTTGTTGCAAAAACGTTAATATTTGTTGCTTCTGGGTTTGCAAAACTCAATATACCCAACAAATAAGCGTAATAGTCAGTATTTGCAAAATCTTGTGTATTGTTTTGAACAACTATTCGTTTGAATAAACCGTCGCCAGATGCTGTTGGGTATCTACTTGATGGTGATGCCCCAGCTAAATATCCTGATGCGCCAAGTTTAAATCTATCATCATTTGTTCTGTATTCTCTATAAATGTCCCATCCGTCAAATCCACCAGCAAAACAAATTGTGAATTTTCTAGAATAAATGTAATAATATGGATTTTCTGGGTTCTCAACTCCCACCGGTGAAAAATTAGCATTACCAGTTTCAAATGCTGATTGACCACTTGTAGTAAATGTGTTTGCAATAGTTACTACTGTAGCGCCAGAGTCCATGTGAAATCCTCTACTTAAATAATTCCAAGCAGGTGCGTCAATAGGATATACTGATGTTGCCCATGTTGGGTTATTTTGCTTACCTTTGTAAGACAAGAAAGATTCATCAATTCCAAATTGAGAAGAAAACCCTAAATATGTTCTTCTGATCACATCACCTGATGACTCAAGAACATCACCACCAGCCGTAGAACCAAAAGGTGGGTTATAAATAATTTGACCTGGATAATAATATTCTGTCTTGAAAGCAGGGATAGGTGATTTGAATATTGTAGGATCTTCATAATCTCTTTGTATGTAACCATAAAACCCTGATGGAACCGCATCTATTGGCGCTTCATCCGCCATCTCAACCATAATATATCTTGAAATCAAAGCGTACTCACCATTAGAAGAACCGATTTTCTTAGCAATAAAATTGTTAGTTGCCGGATCCATAGTACAATTTGTGAATTTTTCAATTACAACCGGATTTGCATCAGTATCAAAGAAATTTCTAACTAATACATCAAAAGTTAAGTTGTTGAATGAAATATTTGCTATTGAAACTTTAACCTCTGTGTTTGCAGCATCTCCATCTGAAATAGAAATAAACTTAAATAAGTTATAAACTTTCGTGCCTCTTAACTCAGATACGATATATGGAGTTGATGGTGATTGATATTGCTCCACCTTATATGCTATTGATGATGTACTTAAAGATCTAGCACTTGGTAAATCAATTAAACTAGTATAAACACCTTTAATATAACCTTGGTTATAAGCATTAAGTAATGTGTTAGGGTAAAGCTCTTCAACAAAAAGTGGTACTTCAGTTCTTGATTTATCAAAGTTTCCTACACCAAATACTTTTGACAAAAACTTTGATGAACTTGCTAAAAGTGAAGATTCAAATTCAAAAGTATTATTATCCGCTGTAACACCACTTATTAAGAATGTTGCAAACGGATCTTTTGTCACACCAGAATATTGCCCTGATGCAATTAAAGTGACATCAGTTAAACCAGTAACTTCATAATTAGGACCATGGTTGGTTGTGTTATATAATGTAATACCACGTGATCTCAAAGTTCCAACAACCATGTTATTATAATTACTATACGCAGTACCTGAAAAAGTATAAACAGTACCTGTTAATTGACCACTATAATCACCAGATGCGCCACTAATAAAATCAGTTACTGTATAATATGTTGAATAACCAGAATAGTTGTCGTTTGAATAGTTATTGAAATTAGCATAATACCAAACATCATTTGAGTCATCTTGTAAATCATTACTATCATAATCAACATTATAAACATTATACTGATTTATTTCATTAGTATAACTTGTTAAAGTTATGTATTCTGCATTTGGTATTGAACCATAAAATACCGCAGTTGTTGCTGATAACGAAGTGGTACTATAAATATTTTCTGTTAATGCTTGAATGTCCGCATAAATTGTTGATACACTACCATCAGAATTTGTGTATGGTGTATATAAATTAATTAAATCTGATAAACCAGAAGTATTCAAAATTAGTGAGTTGTCATTAGTATTACCAGTAAATCCTAAAATCCAAGGAACGCCAACAGCATCATCAAATCCGAGTGTAGTTGAATCCATGTTTGCCGTAACAGCAATAGACCAAGACGGTCCCGCATCAAATCCAGAAAGTCCCAAGATTCTTGTGACAAATAATTGGTTTGATTGTTGAAGATAAGATTTGGCGATATACGCCGCTTCATATTTTGGTATTTGTGTATTAATAAACTTTGTTGGTTCTGACCCACCAAAGTATGCTTGGAATTCGTCATAATTAGTTATGAATACCGGTTCAAAAGCCGGACCCTTTAATGTTTCCCCCACCAATCCGAGAGTAGTTACACCGACACTTTGTGCTACGAATGATAAGTCAGTTTCTGACGTATAGACACCCGGAGATACATATACTTTTTGATTAACTTGTGTTGCCATTATTTTTTATTCAATTGCAGATTTATTTTAATGATAAATATTCATAAAATCAGTAAAAAACTTGACTTTTTAATATCTATATATAAACAGGGAGAATTAATTCTGCCTTTTTTCTGCCATGAAAAAAGAAAAAGAAATCAAAAATATCAAGATAGACCCCAAGGTTCATGAAGTTCTAAAAAAATATTGTGAAAAGCGTGGCTTAAAACTTTATAAGTTTTTGGAAAATTTAATCATGCAAAATTGCCAGGAGGTGAAAGATATATATGGGGATTAGACTAATTGGTTGTCAAACTCCATGATGGCTTCTTGGGTATTGTCGGTCTTTGTAATCGTCAAAGTGAGGATGTCATTTGTATTCATCTGTGCTTCATTTATATCGGTTCCGTAGAAATCTCCGTTGATATAAACATCATAAGTTTCTATATTGGAAACTACGCCAAAAAATATATTTGCTCTATATTCTATTGCGATAGTTTTTGTTGTGGTGCCGGTTTCAAATGTGAGTGATGTTAAAAATTGGTTTGGGTTTTTTGGAAATGTTTCGGCTCTTCTTCCTTTTGGTGTGGTGGTTTCAATCTCCGCCATCTGAAGAACTCTGGCGATTGCCGGTTTGACCTCAAACTCTTCTTCATCAATTAAATAACCCAGCATGGTAAAGTCATATGTTTGAACGTAATATTTTCTTGCGTCCAAATTCATTTGGTCTTCGTCTGATATGTTGTCTAATATGATTGGAACATATTGACCCTTAATAAATCTATATGCTTGTCTGGATGAAAAAGTCTGCATGACAACTTTGTTAAGTTGGTTAAGCTCACGCATTCTATTGCAAATAATTTTTAACGAATATTTTATATCAACCGGAACGGGTTGGGGAATGGTATATATATCCATACCCTGAACGTTTCCATCCCAGGTTGGAACTGACGCGTAATAAAATTGTTTTCTATTAGGTATTGTATATGTTGTTGCTGGATTTGAACCATATTTAACTTCCGGTGAGCGAACCAGGGTTACAAATGGTGGCGATGGGTTATAATCCAAATCAACAAATAACGCCGTCTCAACATATTGCGCCCAGTTCTGGGTTGTCAATATCCTATCTACGGTGGGGACAACTTTGCCATCAACAATTATTTGCAAGTTTTCTTTTATAAAATC